AAAAAATTTGATACCCCCCTAGGGTCAGATTTCGGCACAAAAAAGCGTTTTCGAGATTTTGAGAATTCTGTCAAGATTTTTGAAAAATTTTTTTGAAACTTTTTTGCAAGCGTAGGCTTAGATTGCACTCAACCATGATCTGGTCGTACTTGATCTTGCTATGTGCCGTCGCCCGTTTGGAAGCGCTGAAATAATGCAGGCGCGGAAACATCCGCACAAATGCGCAAAATGAGTACAACAAATAAAGCAAACGTCTACATGACATTGCAATTATACAGGCGCGCACATGCCTGCAAGTCATTATATGCACAAACTCGCCAAAATGTCAATGTGCACCGCGGCTGCTCTGTGGCAACAAGTACAACCAGAAAATCCACAGCACGCCAGGAAATCCCCTAGAGTGCTAATGATAACACGCATATTTGCACGCTTTTTTGCGTGCTGTACTCCACGGCATATTGATAAAAGCAATCCGGGGGCAATTCCCCCGGAACATTGCACCGCCTGCACTTTGCTTAAATGATAACACCCAATCTCATACAATCCATTTTCCGATCACAAAGGGCGCGCCACTTTTCGGGATCACCTTTGATGTTTTCGGCGGTTCTGGTGTCTGCCCATTCGCTCCGCGCTTTAATGTACGCGCTTTTTGCGTCGTCTTTTTTTGTTTGTAAGTTTCCCGTAAATTCCATAATTTAACCATCCTTTCTATGCGTTAACTTCTTTTCTCAAAATCTCAATAGCTTCTTTCTCAGTGTGTTCCATGTACCACTTCCAAGGCTTTTTATATGCCCTTGCGAGTGCAAAATCTTCTTGATTTTTCAATAAATAATTCCTAACTTTCAAAAATGCTTTTTGGGCTTCTTCTAATTTGTTCATATGCTCAACCATCCTTTCATTGTGCGCCCTGTCTCATCGGTGCAGGTGGGGCAGTTCCTGCAGACCGCCGCGCGGGCGGTTTCGACTATTCGCAAATTTTTCGAAAGATTTCTATTGTAAGATTTGCAGCGGCTCTTTTTTTATCCGAAACGTAGCCGCGGCGCTTGCTTTTCAATGCTTTTTCTGCCTGCTTAAGATTTCCAATTCCCCAGTTTCCGGCTTTTTCAAGTTTTTCCCATTCTTCCGGCGAAACCTTTATAGCTTTAAGCGTTTTCGGATTAATGCTAAAGCAGTTACTGTCTTCTGGGTGCAAAAGCTGACACAGCGGAATATATTCATGCGTTCCCATGTTATCGCCGATATTCCAGACAAAAAATCCTTTCGGAATTTTTGTGACAATCTCAAAAACGTCTGTTTTACCAATTGCTGTAGTGGTATAAATTTTATTGTTTTCAATTCTTAAATTTTCCATAAATTCCCTTTCTGGTCTGCCTCATCAGAACCTATAATTTATTTGTTTTCCTGTTGGTATTATGTTATCACTTTTTTTAGTGATAGTCAATATTAAATATCACTTTTTTAAGAAATATTTTGCTTGACTTTCGCACGATGTAAATATATGATCTATTTATAAACGCAAACAGATAAGGAGGGGAACGAGATGTTAAAATATAGATTTGACGTTGGGGACGCTTTGGAGCGTATCGGCTTTAACTCTTACAAGGCAAAAACTAGCGGTTTATTAAGCCAGGACACGTTAAAAAAGATTAAGAATGAGGATACAAACATAAACGCCAAAAGTATAAACAATCTTTGCTTGCTTTTGGATATGCAGCCGAAAGACCTATTTATATATGTAGAGAGCCCGGAAGATTTGGAGCTAAAAAAGAAATTGCAATAATTTTTAAAATATCACTTGCAAAAGTGACAAAAGTATGCTATTATAATATTGTCGAAAGGCAATAGGCGAAAGCCAGAAAGGGGAATCATGGGCGAAATGAACATGCAGGAAAACGCAAGGCTTGTACTTGGGCTTAGATCAGCAGGATGGAGTGAGAAAAAGATAAACGATTTTTTGCTTTACATCGAGACCGGAGATGAGAAATATAAGCCAACACCGGACAAGAAGTAAAATAACAAAGGGCGGCGCAAAAGCCGCCCAGTAACCAATAAAAAAGATAAAAAAAGGAGAATGTATCATGAAAAACACATGTGTAAACAAGTACGGAAAAGAAATCAATTATGCAGTAGCTGAGAACTTAATGGATGACGATTTGCGCGAGGAGATCCACCGAGAGCTGGCGCCGTGCTCGGAGCAGGAGTTTTTTGACGAGTACGCGAAGCGGCACGAGGAGAAGTTCGGCGAGGTTTGGGAGTTGGAGAAGGAGAACCCGCAGTACTAAATGCTTAAATTATTTACAGGCAGATCAAGCATCTGCCTGTATTTGCTTGCAAAGGAGATTTTTATGATTAAAAAATGCGTGATATGCGGAAAAGAATTTAAGTGCTCCCCAAGCGACAAAAAGGTTACGTGCTCTCCGGATTGTAGATCAATAAGGGCAAGCCGGACACACAAAGGCAAGCGGAACAAGTGGAGCGAGGCGTCGAAAGAAAAGTTAAGAGGAAAAGGTCTGACTAACAACCTACAAAAAGGCACGCCGGCAGCAAAAAAAAGCCCTAATAGTGGGCGATACGAAACAAATGTAAATGCTAAAAGCTGGCACCTTATATCCCCAGACGGCGAACACTATTGTTTTAGATCATTAAATTTTTGGCTACGGGAAAACTGCGAAGAACTATTTGATTGCGCACCAGATAGCGCGCAATTTCGCAACATAACATCAGGATTAAGCAGGGTTAAACGGTGCGTCATGGGAAAACTTCCGCCGGATCAGCGCCCAGGGTACACATACAAGGGTTGGACGGTTGTCCCGACAGGAGACGACATCACAGATTTAGCGACAGAAAATAAAAGTTAATAATCTGGTGATAAAGGGAGATATTTTCTATCTCTCTTTTTTGATCTATTTTAACGTTTATGCTTTAAAGCGGTAAATTTTGTATACAGAATGGATACGGGATGGAAACGCAGATAAGATTAGTATATTCTTTCCAATACATTGTATTTTTTTATCAAGGAGTAAATAATATATAATATATATCAACAGTACAAAATCATAAACTATATACTTTAACACGCGCGGATATAATCTATATATGCGATATACCCAGTAGTTTAAATTTATACTTGACAAGGGTATGCACAAATGATATTGTTATCGTAAATTAAAAAGCATCCGGGCAACAGAGAGCGCACAGGACCCGGAGAACGGAAACGGAAGTCATGCAGCCGATACAGTTAAGATCTTGATGATCTCGATTGTATCGGTTTATTTTTATGGTCCAGAAAGGAGGTATATATATGCCAGATGCACAGAGAGCGGAAAGAGTAGATATAGACGAGATATACAAAGATGACATTGACAAATATATACACCTCTGGATGGATGACAGAAATATAACGGATATGTGCAAGGTATCACAGAATAGATGGTATAACTGTTGTCAGTATGTGTATGACAATATTTTTAAGATCAACCCTGTATACCTTAAAGACGACAACCATATTAGTAATCAATATGATATTGACAAGGTCAATAAAGTCTTAGATATATATATAAGACTTTGCAATGATTACGAGAAAGTAATAAATATAGTTGGGTTTACTTTTTTTACTGGCATACATAGAGATACACTTAACGGATGGGTAAATGGCGAAAGGCTAGGCTCCACGGCTTCCGACATTTGCAAAAAGATTGACCAAATGAGGGAAGAAAGTCTTGTAGGCTTGCAGATCTCCGGAAAAAACAATCCAATGTGCTACATGCCGTCACTCAACAAGTATTGCGGCTTTAATATGCCGGGCGTGAGAGACCAGGGGGCCAGAGCAAGAGCGCTGACAGCTTCGGAGCTCCCCAAACTTGGAAACGGGAATTGTGCGAGATTGCCGGACAACTTTGACAATTCAAGCCCAGATAATGGTGAAATCGTGATAGACAATTCAAACAATTTAAACCCCAGTATTTAAGCGCCTTACGCCGCATGATTTCGTTTAAACAGTTTAAGAAACTTAGGTTTAACGAATAGTTAGAACGCAAACAGAGAATTGCATGAACAATTAGAATAATTTAAAGCAAAGGCAAACGCCGGAAGAAGCAGCCAGCAGGCGGGGGAGGGGGTTGCAAAAGCCCAGAAAGAGCCGCCTACTAAGTTCCTCAAATATCCACAAAAACAAAAAGGCCTGTCTATCATGGAGGGAATATATGAGACCACTTAAAATTGTTGCACCAATAGAATCGGATTCTGAAATTAGTTTCCGGGATATGGTCAATAGAAAAATAGAATGCTTGACCGAAGTACATTCGGAAGTTGTAGACGTAAAGTATTGGGATATACAGAATCGGATATAGCACATGGTATAGTGCGATAATACTTTATCGATAATCACATCAAAGACAATCAAATCAAATTCACATCAGATAAATTTCAAAAATTACACTCGATAATAAAATTCAAAAAGATTCCAAAAGGCAGCAAATAAAATGTTAGAAATGTGTTTTAATTGCGATTATTGTGAAGAGCAGAATGGAGATTACTTTTGCACAAACAATGAGAGCGAATATGTCGGAGATTATGTAGAAAAAGAGTTTTCTTGTCCGGATTGGGATGGATCGGAGGAAGATGAATGAGGGTTGTGTCACAGAAAAAAGATGCTTCATATGATTTTGACCGGACCGAATTTAGAACAAGCTATGAATGCATAAGCGCTACTTTTGATGGAAGAACTTTTGTCATTGGGAAATATGCTACACCAGAACGAGCGGCAGAAGTATTTATGGACATGCATAAAGCATATGCGCCTGTACAGGTAGTTTGCACAAATATGGACGAGAAACAAGTCTCTGCATTAGTTGCAGCATCACAAAATACACCGATTAGATGCGTCAAGATGGATGATCCAAGGATGGCAGCAACAGTATTTGATAACCTTGTTTACTATATGCCGGAGAAATAGATTGCTTGCATTGCTCGTTTGCCAAATGGTAAGGCACTGGGTTTTGATCCCAGCATTTATCTGTTCGAGTCCGGTATGGGCAGTTTTGAAAATGGAGGTAAATTATGTTGATTTTAAAAACAGTCATAACAACATTTGATGCCCTTGCGATTTTGACGTTTTTCTTGCTTGGAAGAGATAGCAGAAACGAAAAGGACGCTGTGGCAGTCTGGGGATCACTTATTGCATTGTTTCTTGTCAATATATTTGCAATTTGGAGATGATGATATGGTTTTTTATGACCCAGTATTTGGTATTTGCTTCCTGCCGGAGATTTTAACTACGGTCGGAAGAATACATATAAGCAGAAAAAAACATACGGGAGAAACCGACGTTCTGGATCTTGACAGTGACGCTGAGCACCAGTCTGAGAAGTCGGAGCATCCAGTATAGCTTAAGTCCACTGGCATTCGGTTTTTGCAAGAAAAAACTCGGCGCAAGCAATTATTCGGTGTTAGTGGACGTCGGCAAAATAAAAAGATCAAAAATACTATCATAAACGGCGCGCTATGCGCGCTGTGACGGAACGTAGCTCAGAGGAAAGAGCAATCTTTTCATTCTTCTATGTACTGAATTGATGGCGCAGGTTCAAGTCCTGCCGTTCCGATTGAGAGATAGGTTTAAAGCTTATCTCGGAATACGAAAAGTTCGTATTTCTCCTTTCGCTACTAGGAAGTTTCTGTTAAGGACGGTGCGAGACCGTCCGGTGGCGTTTGCCGCGGAGTGCGGCAAGGCGGAAGAACGCTTGGTGTTGGATGATGGTTGTCCCGTAATTTGCTGACGAGCAATACAGGCGGATTCCTATTGATAGTTCGGGTGCCTATCCCACGGTGCCTGAGCTGTCAAAAATGCAATTAGGCTGTGGCGGAAAAAGGTAGACGCTTAAGCATAAAACAACCACGCTTTGGTTAGGAACAAGTCATTGAATTAACAAGGCAATGAAGGAACCTGTTAAGGGTGTTACCCGTTGTGAAAAGTCGTTGTTATGTGAGGTGCAAATCCTCACCAGCCTATTTCCTGTGATATCGCACAGGATAGTGCAACGCATGGCACGAAAAATATGATTGCTAACCGTCTGATGGCGGTTCTCGTGGATGGCAAGAAAGGTATTTGCTGGAGTAAGACGCTTCGTGAAACTGATAGTCGAAAGGTTTCAAGTGCAAGGTTCAAGTCCTTGCTCCACGATGGTGCCGAGCTGATTTGATACTGTATGCGTAGCGCGCGGTCGCGTACAGAGATATGGAGTGAGGTGTCCGCGCATTTTGGGGAAGCGGCAACGATTGGCGGTGTTGCGGCTGACTGTAAATCAGTTCCCAAGTGGTAAACATTGTAGGTTCAATTCCTATCTTCCCCATTTAAACATGATTACCTCGGTGCAGATGGATTTTTCAATCCTGCCGAGACGCATGGTAATGAGTTGTTCCAATTCGAGATATTGGATTGACTGACAGCTTTTGCTTGAAAGTGATTTTAAGCAAGAAGATAGAAACTATCAACAATTCTGTGTGGTGTATCATCATAGAGAAGTCAAAAGCAGAATCCTTGTGGCTGACGAATAATAGACGCTTGCTGTGCAAGAATAATCCGTTGATGTGTGCGGTGTGAGAGACCACGGACTATATGCGGAAAACTCATTAAGTTAGTTTGCCTTGAATCCGGGAAACCGGAGTATAACACAAGAAATTCGTTAAAGTAGCGGTATGGCAAATGTTTTGTTGACAAAAAACAATTCTGAACGAACCGTGAAATTTGTGGGTATCAATCCCATTCGTGATTGACAGGGGTAAGAAGCCAAGGGTCGCACCCGGAAGCTCAGACTTATCTCCATGGTGGCTGAATATGACTGTACCTGTGATGGATAAAGGGAAACCTTAATCATGTTTATTTTGCAGTGTTCCCATAATGGTATTGGAACGGCTTGCTAAGCCGCCGGGCGTTTGTTCGCCTTGTAGGTTCGAGTCCTACACACTGCGCTATGCCGTATGTCCGGGTGGTGAGGGAGCGGTCTTGAAAACCGTTGGCTGTAAAAGGCTTGCAGGTTCAAATCCTGTGTGCGGCGTTTGCTTGAAAAAAATCGAGCGTTGATGTGTGACGGAAAATGAACCGGAAATGATAGAAGTAACAAATTTGGGAGATTGTGAACCTAGGTTTATGAGGAAGTAATTAAAATGTGTAAATTTTGCAAGAATTACGATAATAACAGAATATTCGGCGCTAATATTCCCATTCAGAAGTGTGCAAATGAAACGAATTTGACAAATGCACAAATTATGATGAATACAGGGGACAAAGTCCCCGGAATTGTGATTTATTCAAACCACTGTATGGCAAAAGGATATTTTGATATTGCATTTTGCCCGATGTGCGGCAGAAAGTTGGTGGAAGAATGAGTAATATACATAAATTCAAAGTAGAACCAATAGAAGGACACCAGGTATGTGCTAAAGTTACAGTTGATGGCGAACAGTGCTTATGCAGTTCGTATAAAATAGAACATTATGCTGCGAGCCTTCCAATGGTCAATATAAACCTTATTGCCGACGTGCAATATGAGCAAGATGCAGAAATCAACATTGTAAACTTGCACGAAATAGCTTCACTGATGGACAAGGGAACACTCGAGGAATTTTGCAGAGTTTGGAAGGAGGTTCACGATGAAGCATAGCAAAGAATGGCACACTTGCGATAGGTGTGGTGCAGAAATTGAAAAAGGAATATTGTGCGGAAATTCGATTACGAAGAATGGTATTTTAAATGTCACATACGACTTGTGCTATAAATGTATGGAAGATTTTGAGGAGTTTATGAGAAATGATTGTAAATATCAATAACAGCACATACGAGATGAACAGCAAACAGTATAAAGCAGTTCTTGATACGGCGAGCAACGCTGTTACCTGCGGCATATACGCTGTGGAAAAGAACAAGGTAGCAATCATGCTTCGAGAGGAATATAAAAGCAAGGAAGAACTGAAACAGGCAGTTGGTAATTATACGGCGAAAGGGTTCAAGGTGCATTGGAAATGAAAAAAACACGTTCAAAAATCATAATCAAAACTAGAAAAGGCGGTTATACAAAGATTTATGCCAATGGAAAATGGCAGAAGAAAGTATGTGTTATTGACTATCGCGCAGAATGCAGTAACAAGGATGGCATAAAGGTTGCTTGTGAATTTGATAAACTGAAAACTGATAAAAACGGTTCGGCTATCTACGATGAAGATAAAAAAGATTTTGCAAAAGAACACGTAGTTGCAAGGATTTAGGGGTGGGGGCGAGATTATGAAAATATCAGAGATGAATAAATGTATTGAAGAAATGCGAAAATGCTACAATTTTAAAGATGATGAAACAGAAATTAGACTTGTAAATGAGATAAACCATGATGACAAATGTGTTTATATTAGTACAAGAGATGAAAATGGAACAACAATTGAAATGACAAGGTATGTAGATGAATTAGTAAATGTTTAGTTGCTGATTATCAGCGGAAAGGAATTTTTATGAAAAAATTATTTGTAAGCGTGCCGATGAAAGGCAGAACAGAGGAAGAAATCAAAGCAAGTATTCAGAAGATGAAAAAGATTGCTGAAATATACGAGGGCGAAGAATTAGAATTGATCGACAGCTATATTGAGGACAATCCACCTAAAAACAGCAAAGAAGCTGTATGGTATTTAGGTGAAAGCCTTAAGAAGCTGGCGCAGGCTGATGTATTTATTGGAATATGCGAGAGCTACGATTGGAACGGCTGTTGCATTGAAAGGGAAACAGCAAAAAAATATGGCATTAAAGCATATATAATTCCGGTAAGGTATGTAATTGATGATTATAATGCACTTATGGACAAATTACATTGGGCTTGCGGTGATGCAATGCCAACAATCTAACAATATATTTACCGGCTAAAAAATGGAGTTAGTCGCTAACCAACAAAAATTATTGGCAGAGGTCTTAAGGCACTTCTGCTTTTTTGCGGAGGTGCTTTTCTTTTGGCAAGTTCAAGCCTAATTTCCACAGTAAATGGATATGAAAATTACATACAGGTGCATGGCGTTGATGAACAGGTTATGGATGCAATGGCAGAAGCGGCAAGGGTAGCCATTCTGACAGAAAAGGATGTTGAGTATGGATTAAAGGTTTCTGCAAGAGCAAAAGAACTGACGGAGCAGTTTATTTTTCAATCTACAGGCGGCACACCATGGGATTTAGAGAAATATTCATTCCAAAACAAGGTATCTTATGAAATTCTGGACAAATATTACGGAATTTTGCTTTTGGAAGCGCAAAACAAAGTTGTGGACAGTGCTTTTCGATATCTGGAAAAGAAAAGAGACCCAAAAGAACGGTTTTATATGCCGAGAAGAAAGCAATTTTTGAAAATTGGTCTTACAGAAGCATTGCAGGGAATGATTGATGACAAATACGATATTTTGTGCGTATCGCTTATTCCGGGGGCTGGGAAAACAACAGTTGAGAAAATGTTTAATGCTCTTGTTGCAGGATGGTTCCCGAAAGATTTTAGCCTGTTTTATTCGCATAGTGGCGATATTACCAGAATGTATTATGACGGAGTATATGATATTGTCACAAATTCGGATGAATATACATGGAATGAAATTTTCCCGGGGCTTTCTGTGACAAGCACAAATGCGAAGATGGAGCAGTTTAATGTCGGGAAGTACAAATCGTTTCCATCCGTACAATGTACGTCTGTTGGAAGCAAAAACGCCGGTAAGGTTCGTGCGTCTAAGTTTCTTCTGGTAGATGATATGATTGGCGGCATTGAAGAAGCTATGAATCCGGCAATACTTGATAAATTGTGGGATAAATACGCTGTAGATGCCCGCCAGAGAAAGATACAGGACACCGACGGTAAGAACTGCAAGGAAATACATATAGCCACCAGATGGAGCGTACACGACGTTATAGGGCGCATACAGAATATGTATGAGGGAAACCCGCGGGTAAAGGTAATAGCTGTGCCGGATGTAGATCCAAAAACCGGAGAGAGCAATTTTGATTATGAATTTTCTGGGTTTACGAAAGAATTTTTTGAGGATCAGCAATTGTTGATGGATGATATTTCGTATCGTTGCCTTTACAAGCAGGAACCAATCGAACGTGAAGGGCTTTTATTCCCGGAAGATAAAATTCGCCGTTATCTTAATTTGCCGCACGGAGAGCCGAAGATTGTTACGGGACAATGCGATACAAAGGGAAAAGGAACAGACTATTTTGTATTGCCGGTATTACAGAAATACGGAGAAGATTACTACTGCGTAGATTGTGTTTGCGATAACACGGCAGATTATGAGATGCAGTATGAAAATGCAGCAAATGTTTTGACAAACAACAAAGTGCAGGAATGTGAATTTGAGAGAAACGCCGGCGGAGACCGTGTCGCAATGGAAGTAAACAAGCGTGTCGAAAACAAAGGATGGATATGTAATATTACTGACACACCGACGGAGACAAACAAGGAAGCAAGGATTTTCCAGTGCTCTAACTGGATATTGCAGCACGTTATATTCAAAGACCCATCATTATATAAGCCAAATGATCCATATGGAGTAATGATGTCTCTTCTTAAGAGATATTCAGTTTCCGGTAAAAAGCAATTGGATGATGTGCCGGATGTATTTTCAAACTTTGCGCTTAGAGTGACAAATGGAAATAACGTAGCCAAAGTAGAAGCGGCAGTAAATCCGTTTAGGAGGTATTGATATGACAACAAAGGACTATCTAAACCAAATAAGCAGGCTTAACCGGATGATAAATAATAAGCTAATAGAGCTTGCACAACTTAAAGAGCTGGCATGCAGCATATCGTCAATTACAAACGAAGAAAGAGTAATGACAACCCCAAATTTTGACAAAATAGGCGCGAAGCAGGCAAAGATTGATGAAATGGAAAGGAAGATCGATGCACTGGTTGATG